TGTCTACATTGTGTAAGGAATAATTCATAACACACTAACGGAGTAGATACACATGGGGGAGATGATGCGAGAGGATATTAGTAGCATTCTGTCAGCCATGTATCATACCCACCATAATTACGACCTATCGTATTTACTCTCTCCCGCCCACATTTCCGAAGGTAATTTTATCAGAACAGTATTAGATTACTTTACAGACCCCGATGAGGATGAGGAAATAGACTCCATCATTGTAGAGAAGATGAATCCCGAATACCTGCGAGGTATAATGATGGGTTTAGTCATAGCACTAGACACCGAGAAGGGTCATGGCGAACACATGGGTAGAAGTAGTCATGGTGAGATTCTACATTTGTTCGATGCAGCCAACGCTTTCTTGATTGAATCACTACAAAGATAATGTTTATAACCCTAACAAAATACAATTTATGTCATGGTAACATGGGCTACTAAATACAGACCTACTACTTTCGATGAGATGGTTGCTAATAATAATTTTTCTTCTTCTAGGCAACACCTTCTATTACATAGTAAAGCGGCAGGTGTAGGTAAAACCACTTACGCCCACGTTATCGCTAATCATTTCGGCTACCCCTTACATATATTCAATGCTTCCTCTAAGAAAACTAGAGGTATAGCATTTGTTGAAGAAGAGTTGTTGCCGCTTACACGTTCCGGCAATTATCATCAATACATACTACTAGATGAAGCAGACCAATTAACACCCGAAGCACAGGGTGCTTTGAAAGGTGTGATAGAAAATGCACAAGGTCTTTTCATTCTTACCTGTAATAATATCGAAAAAGTAAGTCCTTACTTACGTTCAAGATGTAGGACATTAGAGTTTAGACCGATAGAAATAGATGAGATGTTTAAGAGACTACAACACATTGTTGTAGCCGAGAATGTGGTTATAACAGACGCACATCTTCGTATGATTTGTGAGGCACATAGTGGTGATTTAAGAAATGCTATCAATGCTTTACAGGCTTACGACTCTTTAGGTGAAGAAAAAGGAAAGGCATTCGTACATAGTTTAACGGTAAAAGAGTTTGATAGTAAGTTTCTACTGACTTTATGTTTCCGTGAGAAAGATTTCACTAACGCTATGAAGTTGTTCGGTAAGAATGATGTAAAGCAAACCATAAGAAGCGTATTTGATTACGCAATAGAGTCCGATGCTAGTAGCAACGGCAAGATGACAGTCATTGATGCGGCTATAACAGCCGAAAGGGATTTGATGAGTGGGATTGATGAAGATATTGTCAAGGGTAATTTCTTGAGAATGCTGATTCAACCGCATTCTTTATAACCGTATTAATGGACACGATAAAATAACTGAGGTATTAAAGATGTCAAATCAGATGCTTGAAAATATTGCTAAAACATTGAACGTCGCACCGGAGATGGTGCAAGAGAGGGCTGATACAGTCCTTGTAGAGCAGGGTGCTGCATGGAAAAATGCAGGTCGCTCTGATGAAGATTGTGCCGTACTTGCATTAAGAGTTGCGGGTCGCCAAATCTCTTCTGAAACTGCTAGACTAAAAAGAACAGGCTCGGATGTCTACGAAGGTATGTTCATTTCTGTACCACGACCTAAAGAATGGGGTAAAATCCTATACAATAAGATGAAGAATCAACTTATGACTGCTACTGATGATGTACGTCAAGTACTGATTGATAGTGGAGCAGTTGTTGTCTATGAAGATAACAATGACGGTACATATACAAGACTTGCAGCAGAAATGTTCGGTATGGGTACTGAATCTGATACTTCTACTCTACCAAAACACACAATGAGACTAGATGGTAACACACACTTCTATGTAGTATGGGATAAGAGTAACCCAACATTCCCATCCGGTGATGCTAACTTCAAGTACGGTGCGCCTCGACCTCAAGATGAGAGAGAAAGAACATCATTGTTCTATGGCCGTAAACAAGGAAGTAATGATTCCTTAAAAATACTTAAAGTAAGTGGTAATGGTGCTGCTGCTGATAGGCAATTCCCTACATTTACTCCGTTAAGTATTCCTATGAAGGGCGGTAACAATGATAGATGTTATCTAAATGCAGACGTTTCAGTACCTACTGTTGATGCTTCTTTGGCTAATCTTTTCGATGGTTCGCCTACTGACATTATCGGTGGTTTGATTGGTGAAGAAAACCTATTGGCGGGCTTATCTCACTTAGGTACATACTATGACACATACAACGGTAAAGACGGTTGGTGGGATAGAAACTGCGCTGTTATTACCGAAGTAATACACATAGACCCAAGAGACAACGGTGGCTACATTTTAGTGTGTGCTGATACTGATATGACTTCTATGGCAGGTACGGTTGACGTATATTGTGATGAAGAAATTGACTTTGCAGTAGGAACAAAGATGCTACTACTAGGTGGGGCTTGGAGAAGTAGAGAAGGTGAAGATAGGCTATCAGTCAATGGTTGGTATGCCTTCGACATCATCCCTCAAATGGTCGAACCTGTCGTGGAAAACGATGGGTGGGAACAATGAAGGCCGTAGGAGAATACGTTATCTTAAAGATGGCTGAAACAATCAGTACATCGGGTCTTATTACCGCAAAAGAATATGTTGTTGATAGTATTGGTTCTCTCGTACCCCTAGAAATAGGGTGCGGAGACACCGTACTATTCAATGGTGATAAGATACGAATGACATTGGATGACGGTAGGGTTTGTGTACATTATTCTGACCTTTTAGCATTTGATGGTGAAGAAGTACCGTACTACATAGGTGGAGAAGAATACTACGACCAAGATTTACATGACGATTTTATATGAGGTATTTTTATGGAAACAATATTGACAGGAATGGAAGCAAAGAGTAAATTACTCAAAGGTGTGAACAAGGTTGCTAACGCAGTCAAAGGTACTTTAGGGGTAAACGCAAGAACGGTTATTATTCAGAATCCTGCGGGTATGCCTGTCATTCTTAATGACGGTGTTACTGTCGCTAGGGCTATCAATGATGCAGACCCTTACGTGCAAATGGGCATAGACTTACTTAAAGAAGTCGCTAGCGAAGCACAGGAGAAGTCGGGAGACGGAACTACTACTGCTACGCTTATAGCACAGGCTTTGTGTAATGGTTCTCTTTCCTTAATAGAACAGGGCGTAAGTCCTATTGTTATTAGAGATGCTTTGGCTTATTACTTAGAAGAAACAATAGATTATCTTAACGACATCAAGACTGATGACTTCTCTATCGAAGATGTGGCTACTATTGCTGCTAATAATGACCCCGAATTGGGTAAAATGATAGCAGACGTTATCAATAAGACAGGTAGTAAGGGTACTATTACGATAGAAAAAAGTCCTACCTTTGAAACATACACGGAAGATGTGCAGGGATTAGAGGTTCTATCGGGCTACGCACATAATGTTATGATAAACAGTCCGAAGGCTAGGTGTATCTTAGATAATCCTATGGTTATAGTAACAACCGAAAGGATTGAGACGTTCAATGCTTTGATACCTGCTTTAGAGTTAGCAGTTAAAGACAACAAACCTATTGCTATATTCTGTACTGATTTTAATCATCAAGCGTTACAGAATCTTTTAGTCAACATAGCACAGGGTAAGATAAGTGCATTATTAGTTAAGCCGTCGGGTATGCCGGATGAACAACAAGCGTGGTTAGAAGATATAGCGTTAGTTACAAAGAGTACTTTGTTTAAGACTTCTCTAGGTGAATCTATCACTAAACTAACTTCATTTGATGTAGGCTCATGTGATAAAATACAGGCTTCCGCTTTGACTACTATAATTACAGCGAGTGGAGAGTCGTCTGATGAATTAAACGAACACCTAGATTCTTTGGCTTCTTATGAAGAAGAAGCGACTAATGATTGGATGCAACAATACTATAACAATCGTATATCAAGATTGACTAATGGTATATCTAAGATATATGTAGGTGGCAAATCTGAGGTTGAACAACTAGAAAGAAAAGAACGTGTAGATGATGCAGTTAACGCTTGTCGTTTGGCTATGAATGGTGGTGTGGTAGCAGGTGGTGGCTCAACACTATACTTCGCTAGAATGGGTCTAAGTACCTATCCCGAAGATATAGATTTTCATGTCAAAAAGTTATTTAGTCTTGGCTTGATAGCACCCATAACTGCGATAATAGAAAACGCAGGTAATAATACAGGCGAAATACCTATACATACCTACGGTCAATATATTTGCGGTAAAACTACTGATGTTAGAAACGCATTTGATGATGGAGTTATTGACCCCGCACAAGTAACAATTAACAGTTTAGAATCTGCGGTTAGTGTAGCGGCATTACTTCTTATGACTGATGCAGCGATACTTACTGAAAGTTTATAACCCTAGTAATGAGAGGAATATATATGAGCGCATGGGGAACACAAGCAAAACCTACGACTAAACAAAAGACCGCCGAGCCTGTAAATAGGTTCGATGAAAGTTACTACAAGAATCTCTTTGAGAATAATACTATTACGGCTATTACTCACAGGGCTGCCTTTGTAGGCCATGAGAATACTGCTAAGACAGGGTTGGCTTTATCATGCTTGAGAAATGAAATAGAAGCAGGCAAGACAATCTATATCTTTGACATAGATAACTCCGCTAAGTCTACGGTAGACCATGTGTTTCCCGACGCTGATAATATAGTAGTGTTACCACTACACGATGAAACAGATGACTCTATCTTCGATGAGGATAACAACGTAGACTACAAAGCATTGTTAGATAAGACTTCGTGGTACGTTAACATTCTTGCTGAGAAAGTTAAGAATGACCCCGAATCGGTAGGTGGTGTAATCTTTGATGGTGGTTCGACATTCCTAAAATGGTGTGAACACGCTATGAGAGCCTCACTACTAAGTCGTGGTGTCATTGAGACAGAAGATGGTACTTTCAATCAGAAAGAATGGAGAGAACGTAACCGTCTATATAGAAATGTTTTGACACGTTTACACAGTCTTAATGTTGCTAAGGTTTACTTTACCTTTCACTTAAAAGCAGTATCACAATACATGGATGACGGTACAGGTAAGAAAGTACTGATGACTGTTGGTTTCAGACCGGAATGGGAGAAAGGTACTATGAGAAAGTTTTCTCAACAAGTATTCCTAAACCGATACATGAAGAAAGCAGACCCCGCAGCAGGTGTTGAAGGTGATAGAACCTTAGCCGATGGTGAGTGGGTTGTACGTGCTACTATCGAAGAAATGAAAGGTAGCAACATAGAGAAGGTTGGTAGTAAACACGATATACTCAAAGTATCTAATGGTAACGTAGAGTGGTTCGGTCTACCTTTCATGGAGTGATTATATGATTACTGTTGATAGTAACTCATTAACGTGGTTACTAACTTTGTCTCAAAGGAAACAGAATGTTTCCGGTAAAGTAACACCACAGGTTCATTCTTTAATGATGAGAGCAGTAGGTAGTAGACTTACTGCCTGCTCTCTTGTCAAAGATGGACTATCTTCATTGACTTTATTATCTATACCTTGTTCCGGCACAGGAAACTTTGCTATATCTGATATAGAGGCTTTCTTGGGGGCTTTGAAATATCACGGTGG